GCTAAAATACCCTTAAATACATTAAGGAGTATTTATATGAGCAATAACGGAAAACCGACTGCTTTACAAACTGATAAGGAAGTTGCTGCTTCTATGTTTGAAAGTTTCTTAACCCCTGAAGAGGAAAAGGTTGAGGATGCAGTCACAGAAACAGAAGAAGTAGTTGAAGAAGAAGTCCTTGAAGAAGAACTTGAAGCACCTGAAACTCTTGAAGAAGAGGTAGAAGATGAAGAGGGTTTTGATGAAGAGGATGAAGAACTGGATGAAGAACAAACCAATGTTGAAGAGGAAGCCTTGCAACCTCAGACATTTACAGTAAAAGTAGATGGTCAAGAAGTTGAGGTGACGCAAGATGAACTTATCAACGGATATTCTCGTCAGCAAGATTATACGCGCAAGACACAAGAACTCTCTCAACAGCGTAAGACTATTGAGCAGCAGCAAGCAGAGTTAGCGCAAAGAGATGCGATTTATTCGCAGTTGTTACCGAAGATGGAAGCCCAATTAAAGGGCGAACTGGCTAACGAACCAGACTGGAACACTTTGTACGAAGATGATCCTGTTGGGTATGTTCGCGAAAAACAGCTTTGGGATGAAAAGAAAGATAAGCTTAGTGCTGTAAGTGCTGAACAACAAAGGCTTCAACAAGAAGCAATGGTTAAACAGCAAACACAACTTCAACAGTTTGTTGAATACGGCAATCAAAAGCTTCTTGAAATAATCCCTGAATGGCAAAACCCAGAGGTTGCTGCCAAAGAAAAAGCTGCTATAAGCGAATATGCTGTAAATTTTTTGGAGTACACTCCAGAAGAAATACAACAGGTTTATGATTATCGTGCTTTGCTTGGTTTAAGAAATGCTTGGTTAAACTCTAAAACAGTTGAAGCCACAAAGAAAAAACCAACACAAAAAGCACCAGCAAGAGTGGCCAGACCTGGAACTACTAACCGACCTAAATCGGCAGCACCTGTGAAGAAAGCAAAACAAAGGTTAGCTAAGTCTGGAAAAGTCCAAGACGCAGCTAAAGTTTTTGAACAATTAATTTAATTTTATAAAGGAATATAAAAATGGCAAAGGTAACTAACGCATTTGACACATATTCGGCAACAGCTGACAGAGAAGATTTAAGTAATATTATTTACAACATCTCTCCAATGCAAACTCCGTTTATGTCATCAATCGGAAAAAGAAATATTAAAAACGTAGTGTTTGATTGGCAGACAGAAGTCTTACCTACTCCAAGTGCTTCTGGACAGCTAGAGGGTTTTGAACTATCAAGATCTACTGCTACAGCGACAACTAGAGTAAGTAACGTTGCAATGATCTCAAAAAGAGACGCAACTGTAACTGGTTCTCAAGACGCTTCAGACCCAGCTGGCAAAAGATCAGAAATGGCTCATCAATTAGCTATTATGGCTAAAGCATTGAAAAGAGACATGGAAGAAGCTTTATGTCAAAACGGTGCTAAAACAACTGGTGACGCTACAACAGCTAGGGTAACTGGTGGTTTTGAATCATGGCTAACATCTAACGTATCCAGAGGTTCTGGTGGTTCAGGTGCTGGTGGCGGTGCTGCTCCAGTTGATGGAACAGACAGAGACTTAACAGAAGACCTTTTAAAAGGCGTTCTACAAACTATGTTTGGTAACGGAGCTGAGCCTTCAATGGCTATATGTGGTCCACATAACAAACAAGTTATCTCTGGTTTCACAGGTAGAACTCAAGCTAGACAGTTTGTTGATGCAAACACAGTTGAAGCTTCAGTATCTGTATACTCATCTGACTTTGGTGAACTAAAAATCGTTCCATCAAACAGATCAAGAGAAGCATCATTACTATTAGTAGATCCAGAGTTTGCTAAAGTATCTTTCTTAAGAGACTTTAAAACTGTTGATATTGCTACAATAGGCGATGCTGAAACAAAAATGATTGTATGTGAGTATGGTTTAGAAGTATCTAACGAAGCTGCACACGGAATCGTTGCTGACTTAAACGAATCATAAGTTTAGTCAATTAGCTTAAAGGGATGTTTCGGCATCCCTTTTTTTTGTGCTAAAATCTACACATGGCAAAGACAACATTAATAGATCATAAGAAAGGCTTTAAGTCTGTATTCGCAACAGAAGATGAGAAAGTTGTTTATCATACACAACAGAACATACAGCCAACTTTAGACTATGTAAAAAATCTATCTGAATATACACCTGGTAAAGATTTACGCCATGTGGCAGAAATACCAATGGTAGTATATCAAAGAGCAGTCCGAGAAGGATGGGCGCAAGATTCTGCGCAATGGAAGAAATGGCTAAACCATTCAGATAACAAACCATTTAGAACATGGAAAGGTAAAGTATGACATACGATGAATTAAAAACTAATATTGCAAATTTCTTAAACAGGTCAGATTTAACAGATCAGTTAGACTTTTTTATAGATGCAACAGAATCAGAATTTAACAGAAGATTAAGAAATAAAGACATGGTAAAGCGTGCAACTGCTACAGCAGACGCTCAATACATGAGTTTACCAACAGATTGGTTAGAAGCTATTAATGTAGAAATAACATCAAACGACTTTAGGCCATTGTTTCAACAGTCTTTAGAATCACTAGATGTATATAGAAAAGCTAATAACAATGTTACTGGTCAACCAATTTATTATGCGATTGTAGATAATTCATTAGAGTTAGCACCTACCCCTGATGCAAGTTATACGCTACAATTAACATACTATGGCACTATAGATGCTTTAAGCAGTTCTAATACAACGAACTTTATATCCACAGGATATCCAGATGCTTATTTATATGGTGCTTTAAAACACGCTTCTATCTATCTAATGGAAGATGAAAGAGTGCCGTTATTTACAGCACAATTTGAAAAAGCATTAGAAGAGATGAGAATGGAACAAGAGAAGGCAGAATTTGGCAAAGGATCTCTAATGCAAAGAAGAAGAACTTATGGCAAGTCTGGTAAAAACATTTATTATTGGAATAATAATTAGGAGACAATATGGCTGGATTTAGTGATTACTTAGAAGATAAAGTATTAGAGCATGTGTTTGGCGGCAATGCTTATACAGCACCAGGAACATTATACGTTGCTTTATATACAGTAGCACCAACAGACACAGGTGGCGGTACAGAGGTTTCAGGCGGAGCTTACGCAAGACAAACTGCTGCATTTACTGTATCTGGCACTAACCCAACACAAGCTAGTAATTCAGCAGCTATTGAATACCCAACAGCTACAGGCAACTACGGAACTGTAGTTGCAGTAGGTATTTTTGATGCTTCATCAAGTGGCAACTTAATGGCTTATGCAAACTTAACAACATCCAAAACTGTAAGCACAGGAGATGTATTTAGATTTGACGCTGGAGATTTAGATATAACATTGGCTTAATATCATGGCCTCAGTAGGCTATGGTTATGGTGGTTATGGGAAGTCTCATTACGGACAACCTGTTTTTCAATTTGGCGATGCCACCATACAATCAACATCAGGATTTTCTGCTGAATCATCTGTAAAAAGATTTGGTTCAGCAACCATTACATCAACTTCAGACGTTATAGCAGTTGGCGTTATTATCAAGCTTGGTGCCTCTACCCTAGCACAAACATCTAACTTTACTGGTAATGGAGAGGTAGTTAAACTTGCTGCATCTACTATAAGTGCAGTATCAAGCTTTAGTGCAATAGGTAGACAAATAAATCGCGGACAAGCGGTTATTAGTGCAATATCTAATGCTACAGCTACTGGTAAACAAATAGATAGAGGTGTTGCAGTTATATCAGCAACATCTGGATTTACAGCAGTAGGAAAACAAATAGACTTAGGATCTGCAACTATATCTGCAAGTTCTGATATGACAGCAACAGGTAGACAGATAGACCGTGGTGCATCAATAATAACTGCATCAAGCAGTATGACTGCTACTGGTACACAAATAGACCGTGGTGTAGTCTTTGGTCCAGCTATATCAGGCATGACAGCTACTGGTAGATTTACTATAAGTTCTGCTGCCACATTAGAAGCTGTAAGTGGCTTTAATGCAGTAGGACACCAGATAGATAGAGCATCATCTACAATTACACAATTAAGTGGATTTAATGCTATTGGTAGTCTAAAATGGGAAGATATAATTGTTCCTGATGAAACATGGACAGAACAAGATATAATAGCCGATACCTGGACAAACCAAGCGAATCCAGATACATCATGGACAGATTTACAAACAAGTACAACGTGGGAGGAGCAATCTAACCCATCGACTACTTGGAATGAATTAGGCGAACAAGACGCAGCTTAAAGGAATTTTTTTATGGCAGATACATTTACAACGAATTTAAACTTAACCAAACCAGAAGTAGGCGCATCTACTGATACTTGGGGTACAAAACTAAATGATGATCTTGATGATTTAGATGCGTTATTTAGTTCTACTGGCACTTCAGTAGCAATGAATCTAGACGGAGCAGTAATTGATAGTTCTATCATTGGTGGCACAACCCCAGCAGCAGGAACATTTACAACACTTACAGCTAATACATCTATTACAGGCACATTAGCTACAGCAGCTCAACCTAATATTACAAGTGTTGGTACATTATCTAGCCTTACAGTTTCAGGTGATGCTACTTTTGATATATCTACCTTAAAAGTTGATTCTACAAATAATAGAGTTGGAATTGGAACGACTAGTCCAGAGTCTATTCTGCATATAGAAGGTAGTGGTATTGATTCATTAAGATTTGGAAATATTGGTGCTTCATCTAATACTGCTTTAAGAATATCAAGAGATGATACATCTATAATTTCAGGTAATCCTCTAGGTTATTTAGAGTTTGGTGGTAAAGATACTACAAGTAATGCTGATACTGCTCATGCTTATATAGCTGGTATCGCATCAGGTACACATTCTGCTGGTAGCAATCCAACAGATTTAACTTTTGGCACAACTGCTAGTGGTAGCTCAACTATATCAGAAGCCATGCGTATTGATTCTTCAGGACAAGTTGGAATTGGAACGAGTAGTGCAAAAGAAAAATTAGATGTATCAGGTGCAGCAGTATTTACTGGTTCTCATGCTACAGGCACAAATGCTTATGGTGCAGCACAGGGAGTTATGATTCATGCTACTAGCTCTACAGGTTTTGTAACTGCT